GCAATCGTAGGATCAGCAAGGCCGACAATCGCATCTACAAGTGGAGTAATCCGGGCAACACCTGCAGTCAGCACAGGGATCTCATTCACGATCCAATTCGCCACCGCAATTACATCTTTTTCCACAATCTGCGCTTCCGCCCAGACTTTCGTGCTAAACGCGACAGCATCGGCCTCTGTTGTGACCGCCGCTTTCGAAAAGAAACTCGTTATTGATGAGAAAAAGCTCATTGCTCCGCTCCTTTTGGCACCCAAACCCAGCCTTCAAATCCATCCCATTGATAGCTCCCTGCGGCGTATTGTATTGTGGGATGAGTCACATCGCTAACTTTATTTTTGATGTCATCTTCAGCGTCATCAATCGCTTTGCGGATCGCTGCCTTAAACTTTTGTCCTTCCGGGCCATCCAGCATCGCTTTAGCATCTTTGATCGCTTCATACGTGTCCTTCGACACATTCACAATCGTTTCAGCATCTTGCAAATAAGACGCAAGACCTAAGATGGAGAGAATAGGACCGAAGGTCATTTGCCTGCATCCTTCGCCACAATCAGTCCAGCGCCCGTCAGGATCGCAACCAGACTATTGAAATCGTTAAAATCCACCTGCCCAGCTTGCACCCATTTCGCTACAACCGCAACAATCGCAGCAAAACCTAAAATCGAAGTTTTCCAGTTTTCGATAAACGCAGGGATTTTCATATTAAACTCCTAATTGCAGTCTCTTGGATGTGTAACACAGTCAAAGACCGCTTTTTGAGCTGTGCAACTTGTTAAAAGTGAAGAAATGGCACAAAGCGCAAGGATGAAAAACGCTGTGACAAGAAAACTTTGCCAAGTATCCCGTGTCATGACACCCTCGCCGCTTGAAAGTGCATTCCGTCCTTCGAGCGACCAGACCAATCGCCGCCCCAAACCCAGCCTTCATCCTTAAAGACCTTCGTTACCTGCGGAACATGGGCAAAATGCGGGTCTTGTTCATGGAAGAAATTGCGGGGGGCATCCAGATCAATCGCGCATCCATAAGAGTGCATTGAAAGCACATTCCCGCCGCGCATCAGACGATAATTGTAAGAACCTGAGAAAACCGACACGCCCCATTGATCGATCACTTTTTGGTCATGCCCGGAAGCATCCCAGATCGCCTTGAAAATCCGCCCTAGACTTTCAGCGCACTTCTTATTGATCGCGAGTGAGGTGATGGGCTTTCCGGCAAACTGCATTTTGAAAGGGGGCGAAATGCGCACAAGGTTCGCCTTTTCCCACGCAGGCGAGGCCCGACCGTTGCGCCCTCTCGGATTTCCATAAAAGCTATCGCATTGTGATTGTAACGGCCAAACCATGTTCATCCCTCAAAGTAAAGGTTTTAACCTTTTTCCCCCAGATACCACGCTAAATTCTCTTTTAATCTATCATCTTCGGGGGCCAAGTCCAACGCCAACCGGCCCTGTTCTGCAGCTATTTCCTTGAGCCCTAAATTCCACGCCGCCAATGCTGCAAGATCATGCGGCTCAAATCCCCATGACGCAGGTTCTGAGGTGTAAACCAAGTCCCGTTGTGTAAGGGAAAGGGCTCGCATCGCCGCGCCATAGCATTCCGCCCAGCGATGTTGGTTGTGGTAAAGTCTTGCAAGTGCAACCCAAGGCTCCCGGGTGTTCGGGGCCTCACCAGCGGCCCGATGATACCAGCCTTCCGCACTTACAGGATCTTCTTTTGCCAGATAGCATTGACCAAGAACCCGCATCGCATAGCAGCGGTCATTTACCCATGTGGCTTCCGGCATGGCTAAATACTTTTTGAGCGCTTCAATCGCATCATCCCAGCGGCAATAATACGAAAGCTCTCGGGCGTAATAGAAAGCGTTTCGCGGGCAGTGCGGATCTTCGTTTATAGATAATTCCAAGAGGTCTAAATAATGCCCTCGGCTTTTTTCATGATCTGGATGATGCGTGATTAACAGCATATCTGAGTTTGCCCAGATTTCTTTAATCCTTCGATCAGCTCGGATATGTTCATGGCAGGGGTGATGCCAGTAATACCCATGCCTTGCGTGGATTTTCATGGAATAAAATTCAATTCCTCCACCCCAGTTAAATCTATACTGCATGTGGGTTGTGCCGGGAACCCAAATGCGCTCGATTTCTTCCCGCCACCCCGGCTCCATCACCTCATCAGCATCCAGACAAATGCAAATATCGATGTCTTTTGGGATCAAGGCAATGGAAGCATTGCGGGCATGATCGAAGCGCCATGGAGTGATACAGATGTCATACACCTGCACCCCATTCGCCTTGGCAATCTCGACCGTTTTATCGTCGCTTCCTGTGTCGGCAATGAGGAGCAAATCCGCGTCTTGTGCTGACTTTGCCCAGCGCTCAATGAACTTTTCTTCATTCTTCGTGATTGTGTAGACACAAATCTTGAGCTTTTTTGGCTCCGGCGCGACTTCTATCGCCGTTAAGTCTATCGTTTGCATTTTATCTTTGGCTCCTTCTCCGAAAAACAAATCCAAATACTGCGGGCGATTTGCAATTAGCCACGGCATCGCAGCATTTGTTAATGCCTGCCCATCCCTCCCAAGTGTTTGGGACCCTGCGTGATGGACATAACATCTTGATATGTAATGCACGTAACCTAAAGAGTTTAAGTCTTCGCACATCACATCATCGCTATACCACTCAATCGGCGGTAAAACGATGTCCTCATACATCTTTTTTGAAAGATAGTGAAAGATAGGGCTTAACCGTCGAGTAGCCCTGCATTCATGTTCCCACGACCACTTTCCAAACTCTAACGTGTCAGTTTCGGCCTGTTTGTATCGGACATTTTGCGTGTATCGCGTGTAGTCGGAATGCGCCGCCACAAAGCCCAGCTTATCGCCATGAATACATTTCAGCCTTTCAATATCCTCACACAACAACCTATAGCTGTCTGGCCCCAACACAATATCATCGGCACAAACAATAACCTCATCATATTCTTGGAACACAATTTTAAGGGCAAAATCATACGACTTTGCAGATGTCTCCATGCGAGGGCTGTAAATTAAATGTGGAACTTCGGGGGCATATGCCTTCACACTCGCCTGTAGGACCGGCAAGCATTTTCCGTCCACTGTGCAAGTGACGATTGGAAGCACATTCTCCCCCTTCCGAGAATGTTAAATATTAATATGCAGGACCAGTTGGACCTGCCGAAACAAATGGCGCAACCTCAACCCAAGACTTTGTTTCTTCGTCCCAACTATAGATTTTCCCATCTGTAGGCATTTGGATAGGAGGAACCCAATCAGCCGTTGTATTATCTAATGTCCAAGAAGGATAAGGCTGTGGCGGGACAAAGGCATCAAGGTCTTTATTGTATGTGTAACCAATACCAGCATAACGCTTGCGGATATTGTTGTTGTAACTGGTCTGGACCCAAGTTCCACCTAAAAGTCGTTCACAAAACGCCTGACCAATGCTTTCTTTTTCTACGCCATCAGCTGTAGAATTATCTTTTGTATCCACCACGATAACGCGGAGGACGACATTATTCGCGTCTAACTCTGCAAAATGAGCCACCTTATTTCTCCAACTTTAACGCGGTTAATTCATTCTCGTCGCCAATTACGCCAATTGGAAACGTATTGAAAGCCAAACTGATCCGCGTGTCTTCGCCCTCTACAGGCTGAACCATATGCGTCAGCGAGGAAGGAAATAACACAAGATCGCCAGTGCCGACAGGATACCACCAACTCTCGGAATTGTATGCGTTCCATTCGGCAGGCGGAAATTTGATTTGCTGATATCCGTCGCGGTAAAAGAAGATCTTATCCCTATCCTTATAAGCGTTTACATAATAACATCCTGAGATCAGTGAGTTAGGGTGCGCGTGTTTGTGATGAAATTGCCCTGGCTTTGTCCAGTTCAGCCAAGACTGTGTGATCTTTAAACGCGCGTCGTTCTTGGGACAGTAAGTCGCCATGAAGTATTCATGCAATGATTTTTCGATAAATTGACGAAGATTTAATAGTTTTTTCTGTTTTAGCAGATATTTATCTTCACTACTTGTGTTGCCTTCATTAGCTCGCTGAGACTGATTAACAAGGAAATCTGTATCCACCTCGCCATCATATTTAAAAAACCCGATTGGAATCGGGAAAAGATTTTCCATTATCACGCGAGAGCTTTCTCTAATTCGGCTTCCTTAACGCCCATTTCTTCAAGCTGTTTGGCTGTGTAGATAGTGTTTATGCTATCTTCAAATGCCTTTATCTTGTCGATTGTTTCGTAGACTTCTTGCATCGTAGGGCAAGGACGTTCATCTTCCCAACGGGTAAATATGCCATTGCTAATCTCCCATTTTGCGTCTGGGCGTAGGAGATACATAGCTGTGTTTATGCCGTAGAGTTTGTAGATTTTTTTCATTAGTTAAACTTTATAATTACGATACCAGAACCGCCTGCGCCGCCAGAACCAGACGAATTTGCGCCGCCGCCACCACCGCCTGTATTAGCTGTTCCCGCTGCGCCACTTCCACTTATAGCGCCGTTACCTCCACCACCAGAACCGCCTGTTCCCGCCGTTCCGCCCGATGATTTTGCGCCTGCGCCGCCGCCGCCAGCATACGGCGTTCCGCTATATGCAGTTCCCGCGCCGCCATTGCCGCCATTTGTTGAACTAGCGTTACCGCCAACTGCACCAGCACCACCACCACCACCTCCATGAGTATATGTGGTTCCATCAGTGCTATATGGGCCGCCTGAATTTCCTTGAGATGGTGTTGTTGACGGGGTATTACCTGCACCGGCACCACTAGCAATACCGCCGCCGCCAGACCCGCCTGACCCTGCCGCTCCTGCCGAACCCGCGCCGTTGCCACCGCCTGCGCTTTCTATTTTAGCTCCACTTCCAACAGCATTAGTATTCCAACTTGAAACAGATCCGGCACTTGTTGAACTTCCTGGCCCACCAGCGCCAACAGTCACAGTATATGTTGTTCCGGCTGTTACTGCATATGATGTTCCTGTTCGATAGCCGCCCGCTCCACCCCCACCACCTGCCGATGCAGTATTACTTAAATTACCTCCGCCGCCGCCGCCAGCAACAACAAGATAATCAATAGATGTGCAGCCAGTGGGGATTGTTACTGTAGCAGAAGAAGCAAATGTAACTGATGTGCCAATAGCAATTGAATATGAGAGAATGACTATGCCAGAACCGCCAGAACCGCCGTTAGAATAGGCAACGCCGAAACTACCACCACCACCACCGCCGCCGCCAGTATTAGCTGAACCACTGCCGCCTGTAGTATTGTTTCCATTGCTTCCAGCGCCGCCGCCGCCAGATCCTGCATTACCAACTATAGCACCACCGCCACCTCCGCCGGCATAAGTAGTTCCAGAATAGGCAGTTCCGTTGCCGCCATAACTTGCGCCATTAGTATTTCCTGCTTGGCCCGCTCCCCCGCCGCCACCTCCATTTGTCAATGCTACAGATGCACCACCATTATTACCCTGACCTGATGTAGCAGTGCCGCCATTAAACGCCGTAGCAACGGTTCCACCACCACCGCCAGAGCCACCGTTTAAT